CGGAAGTCTTCGCTACTTTCTAGCAGTTTGGCGACATCCACTCTTTTTTCTGAATCAATTGCCAATCCCATATCGGCTTCCCCCTCAGTACTGTAGTAGTCTACTTCAATAGAAGAACCAACTCTATCTTATATCTGGGGGGATAGCGAGATGATGCCGAGGATTTTCTTGGTCAAGTGGCGTGATGCGTGTGGCGGGACGCGTAGTGGTTGGCGTTCGGTTGAGGAGATGAAGGAGACGCGGGAGGCGGAGGTGGTGTCGTGTGGTGTGATACTTCATCAGGACGAGCGGCGTCTTTTGCTGTGTCCGCACGTTTTGTTAGATGACGACGGTCGGGTTGAAGAGGGTGATGCTGAAATTGCGATACCGATGGATTGGGTGACCAGTGTTGAGGAGTGGAAGAGTCATGGGTAGAGAAGACGACGATTGGGAAGATTTGGTTCTGGACGACTTGGAAGAAGAGGCGGAATTGCTCTTTGAAGAAGTTGAGGCGGAGATAGAAAAGCGGGACGAGTCGTTTTATGCCAGCCGCCTTCAGTTGATTGAAGAAGCGGCGCGGAGAGTGAAGAGTGAATGATTTGCCTGAGTATTTAGTGGCCTTATGTTGCGTGACGCTTGCGGCGCTGGCCTGCTATTTCATGGCGAGTTAAATGCTTTTGTGAGTAGGGCGCACCAAAAGTACAGGTCGCCGTCGGACATATTGGATCGGATCTTATTGACGCGGTCGCAAACGAGTCGGAGGTTGCCCGGCACGTAGCCTTTCTCCGGGGTAATTCTGTCTATAGAAACATTGGTCCCGCGCCGTGAGCCGTGGTTCGATGACAGTCCTTCGTGCATCCATGTCATGGGCAGGCCGGACAGGGCGCACAGCCCTTTTTGTTCTTCAAACAAATTGTATAGAAAATCTAAGTCAACCCTTTCGTCAAATTCTATCTCGTATCGTTTGACGCGTTGCTTCATGTCCCTGAGCCGTGATGACAGGTAATTGCGGGGTGATTTGTGTACGGAATCAACTTGGAGGTTGTAGTCACAATCGGCACAGATAGGCCGCCCACGCTGATATTTACCGGAATGGTAGCGTTCGCCAAAGTGTTTTTTAGCTTTTCTTTTCTTGCAAATCCTGCAAGTAAGCCGATCCAATCGCCTGCCCCCACATGCGATTAATCTCGGTGCTTAGGTATACGCGATTAAACTAGGCCTATCAAGGACATAATTAATAAAATTACAAATAGGGCGAAGTATCCTTGCCAACCCATTAATTTTTTCTCAGGTTCTGCAATGCGGTGAAGTTTTTTCGATGAATCTCCTTCCGCCGCAGGAGGCGCGGTTATGGACACGGTGGCGTTTTGTGGTTGTTCCCATGCCTCATTGACTTCTGTCTCGGGGTTGTCCGCGATAAAACGTCCGTCTTTGCCACGGGCGCGGCGTTTTTTGTTAGCCATCAGGGTTTTCCTCCTCAGTGGGTCGGTAATAAATGACGTGTGCGCCGCAGTCGGAGCAGGTCAGGTTAGTGGCCATGTCGAAATCGCCGTCTTCCAAGTCCTCATCGCCGCCCCAGATTAGCTTTCCGCGACACCACCAACAAATGTCTCCGCTCATAGTCATTCCGGTTGCAACTTTGACCATTGTGAACAAGGGTCCGTGGCCCGTGACTTGTGTAGCGTACAATACCACTTGCGTTTCGCTGTCGGCTTGGCGTGACGACAGGTTCGGCATTCGACGGAGAGGGGAAGGGGTTGTTCGCCGTCGGGCCAGCAGTGTGGCTTGTAGTTACAGTACTTGCACTCAAAGCAATTCGGGGTGTCTGAGATGCGAGTAGTGGACGAGCCACGGACCACGGAGAGGGATTTACGCATCAGGTCCTTGAACCGTGGTTCGTCGAAGGGGACGTTCTGTGCGTGGTACACGGAGGTGTTTTTGTTGTACGCCACCATCCATGCGGATGTAAAGCCAGACAGCCCCATGAGGAGTTGCATCTGGTCGTAGTAAATTGGGTGACTTTTTTCGATCCCCAAGTTTTTAAAGGTGCGCCATTTCTTTTCGTTCATCGACTTGATCTCAAGGATCTGCATCGATTCGCCGTTGTTGATGACGCCGTCGGCGTGGCCGCGTAGGTGTCCACCGAGGGCCGTGTACGTCCATTGTTTCCCGGTCTTTGGGTTAACCTCCTGAACGTAAACGCCCGCCATCTTCAGGTCTTCGACAACCACTTCTTCCAGATAGTGGCCGAGGGCGAAGATCCGCATGACTGCGGGGGGTGGGGGATTTTGTGGGTAGCCGCGCAGGCTGTACTGGAGAAAGGCATGGCAGGGATTGCCCACGTTGCTTGCGCCTATGTAGCACCGGCGTTCGTTCTTGTAGGCTTTTGTTGTACCCATATCAATCGCGTCGATTAACTGCACGTATGCGCCCTATCTGCATTGGTTGGATACCTTAACATATGAAAAGATTTGGCGCAAAAAAAAGCCCCGCATTGCGCGGGGCCGGGTTGTAACATGTTCACTTTGGGAGTCTAACATCAACCCTAATCAAACGTTTTAGGAGTGACATGCATGAGAACATGTCACACCCCAAGCTATCACTACGGTCGGACGATTTCAAGCACTTCTTTGGTGGCTTGGTCGGCTGGTACAACCGACAGGTCGGATTGAATGGCCATGGGCTTTTGTAAACGGTCGGCAGTTTGATGCGCGGCCTGTATGGCAATCTTTACATCTTCGTTAGCTATTCCGAACCACCATGTACCAGTTCGTCTATCAAACGTCCCAGAAACCATTCTGCTTTCCTTAGATCCTCTAACGGTTTTCCTTTATGCTCATAGCGCCAAAGATATTTCATTGAAGACGCCTTGAGATATGCCCGAAACCCTTCTTGGGTCAAGCTTGCTTTGATGGCGTCAATACATTCCACCGCACCTTGGTTGTAGTGCGAGGGACAATTAACGTTATCTGAGTTCTCTGGCATTTTTTTCTCTCTCCGCGTCTAACTTGGTTTTGAGAAACTCATGCCACATATGCAGTTTGTCGAAGTCAGATCGATTAATTTTGTCGCCGCTTTCGTAGGCTTTTTCAAGCTTTCTCAACGCCTTGTCAAACTCCGCCTGCATGGTTGTAAATTGACTCATATTGAAAAGCTTTTTGACGTAAGGTCTACGCCATTCTCCTTTTTAAACGAATCTACTTGCTCCGCAATATATTCCTGATCGCCGTCTGACAGATTAGCCATCTTCCAGCCCTCATGAATGTAGCGAAGCTGTCCACTAATTGTACGCCCTTCAACGCGAGCAATCACTACTAGCTCTTCGTAAACGTCTCGCGGCAACAGCACGGATTTCCATTTGGTAGTGTCCATTACACTTCTCCTAGTTTGGTATAAGAGAGTATACGGATGATCCTAGTCTGGATCAACCTCAGAAAACGTTTCTGCATGGACATCGTCATACATCTCAGTTAGGTCGGCAATCAGGTCTTGCAACACATCTAGCTCGCAAATGTCTGGCAAAAGAACAAACCAACGGTCGTTTAAAACAATGAAGCCTTCGCCGTCATACAGGTCGTAGTAGATGGTGCCTACTTTAGATGCGGTCCTAATATTAGCCATTAGTGAGATCCTCACACTCGCCCCAGCTTGGGCCTACTTCTACGTCACATTTGTTTGGCACCTGTAAAGGCACCGCGTTTTCCATGATCTCAGCAAGCTCCTTGGCTTGCTCCGGGCTATCTACAGAAAAAGCCAGTTCATCATGCACCTGCAACATGGGAATAAAACCTGCTTCACAAACGTCTACCATCGCCTGCTTAGTCATGTCTGCGGCAGAGGCCTGTATCAAACGGTTCAGGGCTTTGTAGGTATAAGCCCGTCGGAGTCTGGTCGTTGGCCCGTGGGTCGCGATGGCTTCTTCGCGGGGAAGCGCCTTGTGCATTTCAAATGCGTCCGGCTCCCACAGATCGAAGCGGCACTTCCTGCCTCGTAGTGAACGCAGACTGCCCGAGGACCGTGGGTCGTCAAGCTTGTTCTGTACACCTTTCATCAGCCCTTTCACGAACGGTACGCGCTTGTGATACTTCTGCGTTAACGCCCTAGCTTCGTCCACGGATAGGTCTAGCTGGTCGGACAGCTTGTTAACACCCATGCCGTACATCATGCCGAGGTTTATTACCTTGGCCTGCTTACGTGGGATGCCTGCCATCTCGCTGACCATGCTGTGGAAGTCCATATCCGGGTTGTTGCGGTAGCCGTCTACAAAGCTTTCTACGCCCTCCATGGGCATGTTCTTGTAGTCGCCGTAGTTCTTGGCGAAGTGAACCAAGATCCGTGGTTCCTGTTGCGAGAAGTCTATAGCCGCCCACTGCTGTCCTTCTTCTGGTAGGAACAGCGAGCGGATCATGGGGCCTAGCTCTGGGTCGCGGGCCGGGATTTGTTGTAGGTTGGGCGAGTTCATGGAGATGCGGCCCGAAACAGTGCCGCCATCGTCAGACCGTAACTGATTGATATGACTGTGGATTCTCCCATCGTGGACATATTTCAGGATGCCGTCGATAAACGAGCCGCTGGTCTTGTTTAAATTGCGGGCTTTAACGATGTGCTTTGCAAGCTCATGGCTATGCTCCGACAAAAACGATTTGGTAAAGCTGGGCGCTCCCTTCTCCGTGCGAGGATAAGGGATGCTCAGTTTGTCGAAAGCCTTGGCTATGGATTGCGCGGCCCAGATCTCCACGTCCATGCCTGCTAACGATTTGATTTGCTTGATCGTTTCCTTTTCCTGCTTCATCAGAATTTGCTTAGTCCGTTCTGCTCGGTCGATGTCTACCCGAATGCCGCGCATGGTCATATCTACAAGACGAGGTAATAACGCAATCTCAAGCCGCCACACGTCCCAAAGTTCCTCGCGGTTCAGTAGGGTCTTAAAGTGATTCCATAGCTCCAGCGTAATCTCCGCGTCTGTTTCGGCATATGGGCCGACGTACATGGCGGGTAGCTTCCACATCTCGCCTTTAGGGTCTACGCCAAACTCTTTCGCGGCTTCTACCAGTGTCTTTTCTGATTTGGTTTTGCCGAGGTGGTCGTAGCAGAGGGCGTTGAGGCTGTAACTGAATCGGTTCTCATCGATTAAGCTGGCGGTGATCATGGTATCGATTACGCGGCCTTTGACCTCAAAACCCTCTGCACGTATCCAGCCCAGATCATACTGGGCGTTGTGCATGATCTTGTCAGCAGGGCACTCAAATACTTTCTTGAGCCATTTACTGACGATGCGCTTGTCAAGATTACCCCCGCCAGCATGACCGACGGGGATGTAGCATTTCCAACCCGGCACTGCGATGGCATATCCCACCACCTCACCGTCTTTTGTGGGCCAGCCGGGTCCTTTCTGTTTCAGGTTCGGGTCCCGTGTTTCCACGTCGATGGCGATTTCTTCGGCGTCAAAAATGTTGGGCAACTCCACGGGAGGCACCCAATCGCTCTTTGGCGGGAACATAGCCATTTGCAGTTTGCCGGTTGTCATTAGGCCACCTTACGCTCGCGCAAAATTGCTTTCTCAAAATAGTCAC